ATATGCCAAAAATCGACTGGCCAATCATATAAAACAGGCAAGCGAAGCAAGGGGAGCAAACGTGGCAGAAAAAAGCGCTCTTAAAAAAGTAAAAGATTTCTTTACCAAGTCTCCGGAGTCAGAGCAACAGGAAGAAGACAAGCGGCAAGAGAATATAGGCGTACAGTTTACGCTTCCTGAAGATGAAAAAAGCCGGGTTATAGAGATGATGATAGAGATGAGGAAAGAGTCCGAACACTCGCGGACCGGCTTTATGGCTATAAGGGAAGAGTGTATACGCCAGTATGAGGGTATAAAAGAGTCCAGCGATGTGCCCTGGCCGGGCCACTCGAATGTATCTACGATGGTCACCACGGTAGCATGCGACCTCTTACACTCAAAACTATTCCCTATGGTGTGGAATGAGAAGTCGATTACCTGGCAAGGCATAGAGGAACACGACATAGAGATAGCCGAGGTGAACCGGACAGTTATGAGTTTCGTTACATCTACGGATATGAAGATCCAGAATACGATGGATGACCTGGTACATATGCTGGTAGTGGATGGTACGGTAGCGGTAAAGAAGTACTGGAAGACCTACTGGGTGTGGGTAACGCGCAAGATACCAAAAGAAGCAGAGATGTATGTTGATGAAGGGGATGGCCAGATAAAGACGCGCATAAAGGAAGATGTGAGTTATGAGAGAATACAGCGCGAGAGGTGCTATATAGAGCTCCGGCCCCTTGAAAAGGTATATATACCCTTTAACGCCAATACCTATGAGAAGGACTGGGAGGACCACGCGGAATACATAATAGACGAAAGGTGGTACACCCTGTCCATGCTTAAAGAGCTGCAGCAGGATGGAGTCATAGATCCCAATATAGACCTGGATAAGGTAGTGAAAGGAGCGATGGATGAGACAGAAGAGTTCAAAGCCACAGAGAAGGCTCGCCAGGAGGCGGAGGGTTCGGCGCCGTCAGTTGATGCACGTAAGGAGATGTACAAGATAAAGTGCCTTGAGGGCGAGATACTTTATGATGTAGACAAGGACGGCCGCCGCGAAAAGTGTGTATTCCTTATAGCCGAGAATCTGAAGCTATATCTATCCGGTAAGCCGATGCATGCGGTATCAAAGGTAAGCCGGTCTTCGTGGCTTATAAGGCCTTTCTTACGGCGGCCGGGCAGGGCTTACGGAAAGTCAATTCCAGAGCTAGTACGACACTTACACAATGAATTAGACAATATCCACAACCAGAGGCTTGATGCCGGCAACATGGCCATAGCGCCTTTCTTCTTTTACCGCGCGGCAAGCGGCACAAAGGCAAGGCGTATAATAGCCGGCCCGGCCACAGGCATACCTCTCAATGATCCGGAAAGGGATGTCAAGTTCCCGACCTTCCCGAGCCACGGCCTGCAGGTATCGTTCCAGGAAGAGAAGCTGGTAATGGAGCTGATAGAGCGCCTTACCTACCTTACTCCGGCCATGCTGGGCAAGGAAACAGCTTCCAGGCCTACGGCAAGGGGTACGCTGGCTGTAATAGCGCAAGGTGAGCAGAAGTTCGGTCTTATAGGTCAAAGGGTGCAGGCCATAGTATGCGACCTGTTGACGGATATAAGGCAGAAGTACGAAGAGCATATGCCCCCGGAAACCTGGTCCAGGATAATGGGGCGCGAGATGAAGCGGAAGTGGCCGTCTCCGGAGGCCATGATAGGTATGTATGAAGCGAAGATGCAGCTGGATCTGACTTCCATGGACCAGGATACGGAGAGGCAGCTGGCTGGAATGATGTATCAAACTATGGGATTTGATCCCATAGTGATGCAGAACCCTGTATTTATGTGGGAGGTGAGGGCAGATTATTTACGGGCCATGAGGCGGACTCCGGTTGAAAGGTATATAGGGCCGCGGCCGCAGACGGAAATGGATGCCAACGATGCTGAAGAGGTGTTCAGTATGTTGGAGCAGGAAATGGTGAACATACCCCTGGGGGATCCGTCTACCCTGTTACCGCACCTTATGAAGATGAGGGAGTCGGATAGGTACAAGAGGTTTACTCCAGAGGCTATGGTGGCGTTCAACGAATATATACGCAAGCTGAAAATGGCGTATATAGATAACGTAATGAAAGGGATGGAAGCCAATGCTGCAAGACCGCAACAAGGTGCTCCGGGAGCTGGTCAGGCACCCGGGTTGGGAATGTCTGCACCACAGATGCCTAGGGCCGTGGGAGCCACAGGAGCCTCTAATAGAGGATCTTCGGGCCCGAATGGACTCCCATCTCAAGGCGGAGGAGTTGGGGCAGTCTAAGTATTATCTTGGGCATATAGATGCCTACAAGACTCTATTTGAGGGTGAGCTGATAGAGGCTTGGATAAATGAATAGCTCACATTGGTGGAGGTAAGGTCATGGTAGACGAAAAGAAACCTGAAGAACAGAAGCCAGTTCTTTCTGACGAAAAGAAACAGGAACTGAAGGACAAGGCTACCGAACAGGAAAAGAGTGCCGCCAAGAAAGAAGGGCGGGAGGTAAGTCAGGAAGTAATAGACCGGATATACGGCAAGCTGAAAGAAACAGAAGAGCGGTTAAGCAGGTCGGAGCGCGATAAGGTAGGGCTGGTAGGGCGCGTAAGGGATCTTGAGAGAAAGAATAAGGATGCCGAACCAGGGTCTTTGAAAGAAAAGTATAATATGCGGAACTATCCTACCTCTGAGGAAGAGTGGGAAGAGCTGTATAATGAAAGCCCGATGTATGCTACCGATTTACGGTTCGCATACCAGCAGAGCCGGCAAAAAGGCCAGGACGAGCAGAACAAGTCCAGGGAAAAGCTGCTGAAAGAACACCCTGATATGTATGTAAGGGATTCGGGTGGCAATATGGTAATGGATGATGAGGGTTATCCGCAGCTTGATATGAGCACCGAAAAAGCAAAAATATTCTGTGAGGAAGCCCAGAAGAGTGGATATGACTCAGATGGTATTCCTTTCATTATGAAAGCTATAAATGGTCCGGAAATGGTGATGGCCGCTACTATGGCCAGGTTAAGGACAAAAGAGGAGGCAAAGGTGAAAGAGGAGCTGGATAAAAAGAAAAAGGACGAAGAGTCAAAGCGACAGCAAGGTGCCAAGAACGCGGGCGTAGCGTCCGGTGGTACCGGTGCTCCTGCGGCTCCTGCCCAGAAAGTCTCCTTTACAAGCGACTTTGAGAAGGAACAGGCTGAGAAAGAGGTATCTGCCGGCAAGTATAAGGATCTGGAAGAGTATTGCCGGATAAGGGATAACAAGGTAGTAGCGTACGGACGTGGAGGGTTTTAATGAATGCGCAAAGAAGAAGAGCAGGGTTCGGCCAAAAAGATGGTAGTCAGCGTGGATGGAAGCGCGGAGGAGGCGGCCGTAACCGTACAAGAAAATGTAGGCATCCAAGATTAAGGAGAAACCGTGTTTAGAGACCTATATCCTTCTCCCCATACTGGGGGGCCGTTAAAGGCAAAGGATAAGCCGGACTGGATGGGAGTCAAAGGCGACGAGTCTCGTCTGGTCCGGTGTAGGTTCTGTGGGTTTATATGCGATCCGGACAGGGATATGCAGATTAAGGACGGTAACTTTGCCGGTAAAGGAATAGATAATGGCAGTCGAAGCTCTGATACTTACCGCATACCGAATACGAAAGGCTGGATGTTATCGGATAATCTTGTAGCTTATTGGAAACTAGATGATAATGCTGCCAGTACTACAGTCTTGGATGCGCAGGGTACTTATAATGGTACAGCTACGGATAACACCGAAGACCTTACGGCTACTGGTAAAATAGATGAGTGCTTTTCTTTTAACGGTACAGATCAAGGTGTAAATATTGGTGATTCTGTTGTTGATTGTACGACAGATTTTAGTTTTTCAGGATGGGTATACTGTGAGGGTGAATTAGCTGGAGATACAGATAAGTATGCGTCTGCTTTTGGTAATGGCGCGTGGGATGCAGGTGGGAGTGCGATAGAAGGTTTGGTTGTTAGGTGCGGACAGGCAAACGAACACTTTCATTTTTGTGTTGGCAATGGCACTTCTTATGCAGATGTGTATTTGTTGCGCGATATAAAAACCACAAGAAAACAAACTTGGGTTCATGCTGTTGTTACGCACAAGAAAGCAACAAATACTACATATGGTTATATAAATGCCGAGTTAGTAGCAGAACAAGTACATGAATGCGCTGACCCTGGCAATTTTAAGATAGGGTATTCTGATTTAAATACAACTGAAAATAAATGGTATGGTAAGATAGATAACGTGATGGTGTTTGATACCTTCTTAACTGCAGAGCACGCGGCTTTCCTATATAATGGTGGAAAAGGTCGTACTACTGTGGATAGGAATACGGTTACAGATTACTATTACGAACCAGAGGTAACTGGTGGCTGCCCGTTTTGTGGGAGCCATAGATACGCCGATAAGTAATTGGGGCCCTGGCGAGGCACTGGTGTAAGTGCAAGTGGTTATGGTGTAAGTGGTCATGGTGTAACAAAGAAGAGAAAGATTAACTGACGAAAGGGAGGATGTAACATGCATCTATCAAAAGAAGTAGGTGGGAATTATCCCTTACGTCTCAACGTCCCGGTCTATGATGCTGCGCTTATAGATCTTGGGGAACTGTTGATGAGGCATGCTTCGTGGGCAGGTACCAATAAGTATTACATTACTGCTTATAGTGGTGCCGATACCGAAGCGGAAGATACCATAGGTATCTCCCAGGCCAAGTCAACAGATCTTGACGACCACAAGGAGAATAGCCGGTTTTACAAAATCGGTTCCGATGGTTATCCGGATGCGGCCGTATCAGCCGGTGGTAACTTTATGCCGGTAATAGCCAACCCCCACGCTCTCTATATGGCGGCTTACGACCAAGCGGATGCGGTAAGCCATACGCATGCTGAAAGTGGAACTGCTATCACTATAACCTCGATAGAGGATAATATAGACGGTGGCTGGATATACACCACGGACGGCACGGACTCAAGCGCAACCTATGAAGGCGAGCTTAGATATATCACGGCTGACGATGGCACGGATCTTACGGTGGATTCTACACTCACTGTAGATACTTCGTCAGATTTTATCAAGCTGCTGCCGATAGGTCACAGGCTTGTCGGTCTGAATGCGGAAGCAACTGGCCTTACTTCAACTGCTGCGGCCTCAAGCACCGTATACCTGGAGATCGTTGAGAACTGGGGAAAGTGGAGGAGCGCGCCAACTCATCCGCTTAGGTACTGGAACGATAAAGGACTGAGTGGCCTGGGAGGGAAATTGGCGACCTTCTCGGCTGAAATAGCCCAGCTTAAACATTGCTGGCATTATGTGGTCGTATAATCCAAAAGGAGGAACCAAATGGGCGTTATGCTAAGTGCCAACTGGCCCGACCTTTTGGAGCGCGATCTCCGGAAGGTCTATATCGACCAGTATAAAGCACTGCCTGCCATGACTCCCGATCTGTTTAGCATACAGAGCTCGGATGGGGCGTACGAAAAGTCTTCATCCGTGTCTCCTGTGCCGGATCACCAGGAGTTTACAGGTAAGATTAACGTGGTCGAGCGTGTGCAGGGGTTAAGGGTAATAAATATCGTAGCCCCTGTTAAAAAATTCGGCTATATGCTGGAAGTTCCTAAAGCCCTGCTTACTGACAAGGTGAAAATAGGAGGGATATTACAATGGATAATCAGCAGGAAAGACTTTTTTGGTGGTTCGTTGGATTTTTCGATGGCGAGGGTTGGATAACGATGGATATAAGGAAATCTCCAATACAAGATTATACACTAAAGCCAGTAGTTGGTATTGCAAATACCAATTTTGATTTGGTAGAAAAGTGTCATGCTGTATTGGAGAGTCTTAATGTAGGACATCATATTTCACCTACTCAATATCGTAAATTCAATAAGAACAATAAGCCGCAAAAGGCTATCCAGATATTAGGTCTAAAAAGGGTCCAAAGGTTTTTCGATGTGTTTGGAGAGCATGTAGAGAAACAAGCTCAAGTTGCTTGCGTAAGGATGTTTATAAATCGTAGATTAAGTGTAAATCGGAAAACTCCCTACGGAAAGATTGAGCAAGACCTATATCAGGAATTGAAGAGATTAAACCAAAAAGGAATCCTCAGAGACTATACGCCGAACACGCAAGTTGCGTGATGATATAGTCCGATCTGCATAGAGATATGCAGTTAACACAAATGACGATAAGACTCACACGTTTACTGAGTACGCTGCTCAGTTACAGATACAGCGTAAACTGGCTTCGGATGACCAGACCAAGACGGTAAGACGTTTTGGTAAGGGCCTTTCCACGTCAGCGAACAGGTCCAGGGAAAAGCTCGCGGCAAATGTCTTTAATCTGGCATTTACCTACGAGCCTTCTGATGGTGATGGTACGGAACTTTGTGCCTCGGATCACCCTTCTCCTGTAAGTGGCGTGTCGAACCAGTCTAACGAAGGTACTTCTGCTCTTAGTGCCGCGAACGTAGAAGCCACAAGGCTCGATATGTATGATTTCTACGACCTCGCAGGGGAGACTATTTCCGTAAATCCGGATACAATCCTCGCACCGCGCGATTTGGAGGAAACCGGATGGGAAATAATCAACTCAAAGGGTAAGGTGGATACGGCTGATAATAATCAGAACTTCCACTATGGTAAGTACAAGCTCGTAATTTGGGACCGGTTGACTGATGCCGATAACTGGTTCATGATTGATTACAGTGAGATGAAAGAATATCTCCTGTGGTACAACCGTGAACCTATCCAGATGTTCCAGGATAAGGATAGCGATACCCTTATCGCAAAGTATCTCTCCTATTACAGGTGTGGTACTGGCTGGGATGGCTGGACCTGGGTGTACGGTCAGCTAGTTTCGTAAGTTTCGTAAAGCGCTGGTAGGGGGAGTTTTACCCACTCTCCCTACTGCCCGCAAGGGTGGCGTAAAGGAGGGTGGAAATGGGTGCTGTACATTATACCGGACCAGTAGTTAGCGGCGGTGTGCCTTTAATGGGCAATGGCGCTCGCTATACAAGCTGGTGGGGCGTAACGACCTATTTCGTGGATTATGATCATGGTTCTGATAGTTATAACGGCAAAGAGCCTACAAAGGCGGTTAAGAATTTGCAGACCGCCCTTAACAGGATGAGTGGAGGCGATGTTGTTTATATAAGGAACCGTGACCAGGATATTACTTCCACGGACGGTGAGGCAATACTTCCGCAGGGGACTTCAAACTGGACTACTGCGGAATCTAAACCGCACATAAGTATCATAGGCGCGAGCAATTTGTCGCATCTGTCCTATCAAGCAGCTGGGTATGCTGTGATACTTAAAGGTACTGCTACTTCCAATACTACGGCAGTACTTGATGTGCAGAGTGGTTTTACCCTTATAGAGAATCTTGGTTTTCATAGGGGCGGAAGTACATCAGGTGGGCTTATAGCCCTAACCGGTAATTCCACATCATTGAGAGCACTTGGTTCTGCTGTTAACAACTGTCTATTCAGGTTGTACAGCAATAACTCTCATGCTGGGATATACAATGTGGATAACTGGTTTACTTCAATTTATGGGTGTGATTTCCATGATTGTAATGCTGGTGTAGAGTACGTAGGTAGTTCAAGCACGGTCCGTAGGAACCGTCTTGCGAATTGTATATTCAGGAACCAGACAGCTGCTTCTGTTTCCACGAATATTATATTCAAAGGTTCCAGCGGCCAGGATAACACAATAAGTGATTGTGACTTCATGGGTGAAGTACCTACCGCTACCGATCACGGAGACGTAACTACGGCTGGTTGTATTATAGCGCTCAGTGCTATTCAGGGTAATGTTGTCCGTTGTACGTTTATGGACGATACCGTTGAAGGTACTGCAGCTGCTGCAATCCAGGATAATGGTCTCGGCATGGTTGCTTGTGACCAGGCTCTTTGGACTGCGGATCAAGGTCGTGGTGGTGTGGAAGGCGCATAATGCTTTGAGGGGAGGAGTAATCCTCCCCTCTTTGCTAAGGAGGCAATATGGCAGCAGGAATACCCGATGTGTTAGCAGCTATAGCAGCACTTGATGCCAAAGTAGACGCTTTAGCTGAACAGATAGAAAATTTGGAATTTGAAGATTATAATCTGTGTACTTTGTGCCAGGGTTCTGGCGAGGTGATACCTTCGCACGATACTTCTCAGCCTACTCCAGATCCAGTAACATGTCCGAGATGTAATGGGGTTGGGAAGATAAAGGTTGATAGTTCAGTGGAGAAAGATTAATGAGTAAGACTTTTTCATTTCCAAAGACTTTTTCATTTCCAGCAGTTAATAGAGAGGTAGATTTTTACCAGCTACAAGTAAGGACGAAGGATCCGAAGAAACTTATCGAGGCGTTGCCTAAGATACGCGAGGCTATGGAGAATGGCGAGGTTTGTGGGTTTAACGTGTGTATGTGGGAGATAGTTAAGAAACTGAAGGAGGAAAGCAATGGCAAAGAAGAAAAAAGTTAAGGAAGTTAAGAATGAAAACAAAGATAACAAATACGAAGGTTTGAATGATGCACAAAAAGCTCATCTTGAAAGGATGGAAGAGGCAGAAAAATAATGCGTTTAATATTGCCGAAAAGACCTCATAGGTTTGGTAAAACTCGGTCTGAGCATGAGTATAATATCCGCAGAGACTGGGGGTGTAAGACGCTCGAAGACGACCAGTTGGATAGGTGTAAGTTTATGGAGAAAATGGCGGGTAAAAAGAACTTTTTTGATCAGAGCGAGATACATACTGTAAAGAGTAAAGAGCCGAACTCTATAGAAAAGCGGCAAATTGAAGCACAAAAGACAATGAAGAGGATACCTCAAGATGCCTTGGTTGTGGACAAGCGGAGCAAGCGGAGATAAGAAACGGTTATACGGTAAGTACGGGTTACGTTGCCCCTGGGATCATCCGGAACATGGGTGTCCTAGTCATAGACCTTTTCCGGACGCGCGTAAGCCGAAAATGAAGCTGATAGAAAGGATACAGCCTAGGGTGTATCTCTATCAGTGCAAGTATTGCGGTATGAAAACTACGGTGTCTCTGGATAATACAGAAAGCATACCAGAGAGGGAACAGGCACAGATAAAGAATCCGGCCCTTATAGGCGGCCAGAAGGGCTATTTGTTATGAGCATAACGGTAGTGAGCAAAGGAGCGGTGGCCAAAGTGGATTCACAGAGGGAAGTACATCCGGTAGGAGCCAGGAAGATACTCGAGAAAGAATATCGCAGCAGGGAAATGGTTCTTAAGGGAGAGAAGGTGAAGTCCATAAATGGTGGGGAATGGCGACCATTGGATAGAATACAAGATCCACAGATGCTGAGGCAGAACTACCAGCTTTATAAAAAGAACTATGAGCGCGGCTTACCTGTAAAACTTGATCCGGCTACACGTAATTCTATGTGGAAGAAAGCCAAGCAGCTCAAAGACGAGATAGTGGTGGGCATGGTAAGGAAGTCAGAACTGCATCCAGTAAGGCATCGTGAGATAATGAAAAACGGTAAGCCGGTAACGGCTGTGGTGGCCGATAAAGATAAAATGGAGTCAGGCAAAGTTATAGAACGGCATAGGGCCTGGCAGAAAAAGAATAGCAAGAAAGTAAACGAGCTGAAAAACATCTTAAGGACTCTCGAGCCGGATAACCCTAAGATAGCGAATATAGAGAGGTTTAGGCCAGCGTGAAGATTGAGTGCCCTGCTGCCAAGGATGTTTTTAAGGTAAATTGGATACTCACAAGGCGTTGTAATTATAAGTGTTCTTACTGCTGTGCGACTAAAAGGAACATGGAATATACGCTCTTTGAGAACCTAAAACTAGCGGTAGACAAGATAGTTAAAAACCCCAAAAGAAAGAGCATATCGCTTACAGGCGGTGAGCCCACGCTACATCCAGAGATAGCAAGATTAGTAGAATATATTTTAAAGCACGACAATACCCAGATTCGTAAGCAATTATATAATTACACGGAGGCGAGTATGAACATGTGGGATGGGATATACAGCTTTGGGGAGAATAAACCTTTTATGATATACAGGGATGGTATGGTGTATGTAAGGACTTATAAGCACCCAGATAAAAAGAAGACCAAGCCTCGTACAAATAAAAAGGTTCTGGTAGCAAACGGAGCGCATATCCGATGAATACATTTGGTTCTATCATAGGCAAGGATTTCTGCTTAGATGAGTGGGTGAATAATACCCGCCGTATCAAAATGCCTAAGAAGGATATGAAGCTCATTTGGGTAGTAAATGAGAACCTTGATAGAATCAAGATAACTAAGGCATTTGATAAACTAAAGGGATTCAAGGAAAGGGAAATAATTACCAGCCCATATAGGTTCTATGATCACAATACAGAGGCTTCTTCTGCAGAGGGGTTTGTGAAGAAGCGCTGGGGTGTGGCTTTCAATATGAACATCCTCAATCAACGCAGGAAAGGCGATCTGTTTGTAGTGGAGGATGATATATTTCCTCCTGATTATGCTTATGAAAAATTGTCTAGCTGGGCCAAATTACCTTCTGTAGGGGCAGCTACTGGCACTGCTAGGTCCCTAAAAACAGGAAGGTATACTACATGGGTACTTATACGTAAACGTTTGCTCCCAGGGCACGTCATTGAGAGTATTAAAGACCAGATACCCGATTTTGATTTCTTTGATTATAAGGTGAGTTTTATGCCAGAGGGCGAAGGTATTGATGATATACATGCTTCGGGTACGGTATGTACGTATATGAACGAAGAGGTTATAAAGGACTATGTATTTGTAGGGGAAAGTAACCTTTTTACTGGGCAGGATGTTAATTTTGGGTGGCATATAACGCATGTCTTAAAGAAGAGATACCTTGTAGATTGGAACGTGAAATGCGGTCACTGGGAAAAAGACGAACAGGGTGATATAAAAAGGAGGTAAGAAGTGGCAAATAATTTGAAGACAAATCCAATTCAACTTGATACTGCTGGAGCGACGTCGTTAATTGATACCCCTCTTCTCATTACTGGTGTCATTGTTATAGCTAATGATGATACCTGGAGCTGTGTGATCCATGACAAGGCTAGCGGTAATGTGATATTTAGGGCTGATAGTGATGTCACGAATCATAGATCGGTGTATTTTGCGCCTTCAAGGCCTTTGCCGGTTAGTGGCCTGTACCTTACTACGGCCACGGATATAGCGCAAGTATTGGTGTATACGGCATGATATTTCACGAGGTAGAAAAAACAGTAACTCCGAGTGCTGGTACAGTCGCGGTTAATAGTGGATTTGTAAGAGGCCGGGCCGAGCTTTTTTACGCTAAAGCAGTTACCGGTACGACTACCTTTGATTTGAAGATAGAGGATAAGGACGGACGGGTGGTGAGGCATTACCGCGAGGAAGAAGGTACTTTGAGAGATACCGTACCTCTTCCTATGTTAGGTAAGTATACTCTTACTATAGAGAATGCCAGCGCGGATGAGGCAATAGAAATCTATATTATGCTGAGGGAGGGGAAATGAAGTTGAAGATACTTATACAAAGGCCGTTTCTTGAGCTAAAATGGGCTCTCACGCGCCGAAAGCGCGTTAAGCAGGCCGAACTAGGCCTAAGAGACGCTAAGGCGATTCTAGATGCCCGAGATGCGCTTTATAAGAGGTTTTTAGAGGCCGATAGGAAGGAAGACAAAACGACGGCTGCCGAAATGAGAGCTAAAATGGAGGCCTTGGATTATGTTGTGGGTAAAAAGGATAGTTTGTAGCTTAGGGCTTTTGTTGGCTATACCGGCTTATGCTGACCAGGATGTTCGTATAAGGGATAAAGATATAAGCGGTCGGCGCGTTCAGGTAGAAAAAGTAGGTAGTTCTTATGGCCTGCTTCAGTTTTCTGGAGATAAGGCATTACAGGTGCGTGTAGCGGCTGGTACAGCTGATGATGCGGATGGGAACCCGGAGTATGTAGGGTGGGCAGAACCGAGCTCTAAAGATAGTGAAACCGAGTGGCGGATTATAAAGATAACCTGGGATGCTGATGGCCCCACTGGTGTGTATTTTGCTGACCAGGTAGATACCTTTACAAAGGAGTGGGATGAACGCGCGTCTTACGATTATACTCCTTAGCTTTCTGCTTATAGCCAGTCCGG